CCTTCCCATTATCACATAATACTCTTGCCTCTTTCCCGTTGCGGAGATATACCTTATCATAATCTCCGTTTTTGTATATCTCAAAATCAAACTCTATCACCATATCATTTCCTCCTATTGATATATTGTTGTGTACGACCTTCTTTTATTTTTTCGAAATAAAACTTATTCCCATATAACCGGGTGAAGCAGATGTTATACCCGAAATGTTCCGCGCGTCTGATCTGTGCGTAACCTCTACTGATGTCATTATTATCAATCAGCGTAACAAAACAATGTGATCCTACCTCTGTGTTTAAAACCAGATTTTCCCAATCTTTTACCTCCATATCAAATCTCCTTAAATAATTTTTTGTTATAATTATCGCTATTATACCATTTATCAATATTATCGTACTGCTTTGGATAAACCCCATAGGCCTTACACCACCTAGGTAACGGCCCGTTCAACGCATCTAACGCCGTCGCAAGGTCGAACGTAGCCTCCTCCTTGATACAACACCCCGATCCACTCCCACGGCTCGGTATATAAGCTCTACTATATGCTACGCTCATCCCATATTCCCCACGACTCAGATACCCGATGTTAGGCGAATCAGGGAAGGCGTAATACAACATTATATAATCACCCTTACTCCAACTTCTATTATAAGTATCATCCCGCCACGCAAAAACCCTGCAACCGGCTTCTCTCAATTCCGCCGCCGCTCTTTTTAAAATATTATCCATACTATTTATATTTAATTAAGTTGTGTCAAGGCGCCGGGAACCGACCCCGGACCATATCCGCACACGTACGATCATGGTATTCCTTCCGCCCCGCCAAGGCTTGGTTCAACATTAACAAACTTTCATATCCTCACACATCTTAAAAAAGACCTCTCTTATGATCCTCTTATACAAGATGTATATCTCATCATCATCCTCATCGAACTCCACGCCCCATGAACGTAATAAATACCTAATGTCGCAATCCGCTATATGAATCCTAAATATGGATGGAACGCTCATTATGTAATCCTCAAAAGCTTTCTTAATCCCATCCCTTTTGATATGTTCTTTATACTCATCCTTGAACACACTAAGCATAAAAGATAGATATTCCCTATCATATTTAAACTTCTTCCCATAATTATCTGTATTTATATGATCCAGTATATATATTTCTATTGCGTCTCTATCGTGTCTTGACATACCTCTTCCTCCTCCTTTTGATATTTTATAACCCTTTTCTCCCCATACGCTTTCGCTAATTGGATAAGTTGACCAGTAAACACCTTGGTACGGTGTTTTACGATCTTATCCACCAGCTCCGGGCATCTGGTTCTCCATCTATAATTAACCTCACCTTTAGCTTTCTTCTTGTAATACCTATAGAATGTTACGGCTACTACCACTTCCCCATTCTGTTCAAAAGCAACCAAATCGTAATTGTTGTAAGTTATTTCGTTCATTGTGTAATATATTTTATAAATTCAATCACTTTCTTTGGCAGTGAATCTATATCCTTCACTCTTTTACCAAAATTGTACATATGACTTCTATGCGGATAATAATCTCCCGCATACATCCCCACTCCTAATGGATGGAATGGATCCTCACTGCATGAGAAAACAGGATAATACACCACTCCATAACCATCCTTTACATTTTTATTTACACATACTATAGTATATCTATCAGTCACCTCATTACCAAAATCATATACTCTTACTTTTACTTTCACGCCATCCGCGTTTGTTATAATATTATCCATATATACCTCCTTTGTTGTTCACTATCCGACTAATCTATTTTCCTTCCATATAAGGTGTATGTACCATACCATCCCCTATCCATATTTACCACCTCAATATGATGTATATGATAACAACCATTAGCTATTCTATTGCAATCGGCTATCACCATAGCTATATTCCTATACCCAGAATCAATGAAAACACGAGCCAATCTATCCCCACTAAATATAGATACCTTGATATCGTCTCTCTCTTTTATAATCCTTCTCATATCATATCCTACTATCAAACCAATCTATTCTTTTACCATAATTAGTATATGACCCACACCATCCACGAGCCTCATTTGATACCCTAATATGATCAATGGGCTTATCCCCGACCATATTATTGGCGTACGATATTACATCCGACATACTTCTGAATCCGGAATCCTTAATGGATTTTATAAGCATCCTATCATACCCGAATACCAATATCTTCACAATATCTCTTTCCTTCACAGTCCTCCTCGCTCTCATAATATTCTAGCCATAAAATAAACAAACATAAAATCTATTTTCTCTTTGTTATCATCTATCCTATGTCCGGTGATCTCAAAAATAACCCTACGCTTTTCGATAGTCTGTATATTATCTAACTGAATAGCTATGTAAGGATATTTCATAACTTTCTCTCTATTGATGTTATTCAAAATAGCGTTGGCATCTTGCCTGCGGAAATAGTATATTCCGCATCAAGAATCTTGATACGTTTGCTCCCGTCCTTCTTATCAGCTATAAGAATCGCTAGCATCTCCTTATCGGTCGCAAGGATATAATACGCCTCATCCTTTGTAATATTATCACGCAGATAAAGCAGCGCTTCATCTTGTAATTCCATAATCTCGTCCATGTTATTAGTATTTTATATTACCACGCCAAGGAAAAGGACGGAGACCGACAACCGCGCCTACCACGCCGTGACACCGCCGCCCGTTCCCCTTGGTGTTATTCCACCACCATCAACCGGTTTTAAATCCAACATTCCTCTACCTCTATCTCCATATGATCCGCCCAATCACATCTATCAACATCCTCTCCATCCTCAAAGTAATAGTAAGCCCATACCTGTACGCCTCCTACCTCTATATATCCATCACTTTTCCATTCTATCAACCCGTCTTGCCTTACCACGTTGGTAGGCTCAGCCCCTAGCGACAGCAGATTATTTACTATACTACCGCCAAATACGTTCCTTGCTTCTTCTTTCGTCATATCACTGTCAGATTTTTAATATTACACTAACGCCAAAGGGGAACAGGGACGGACGACCAGCGGGACTTACCCCACGCCATCGCCGCCTCCGTTCTCCCTTGGCTTCCTACATTCCCACCATCACCCAAAGAAACACACACACCCATACATAAACATACCTTCATACACATAAGATCCCCTTACCATAAAGATACCCTTGTTTCCCCGGGATTCCTTATCTCACCTTGGATTCCCCTGTTTCCCTTTATTTCCCCTGTTTCCCTTGATTTCCCCTGTTTCCATTTATTTCCCTTTGTTTCCCTTTATTTCCCTTGATTTACCTCGACTTACCTCGATTTACCTCGACTTACCTCGATTTCCCTCGATTTCCCTCGATTTCCCTCGACTTCCCTCGATTTACCTTGATTTCCTTGATTTACCTTGATTTCCTTGATTTCCTTGATTTCCTTGATTTCCCTCGATTTCCTTGATTTCCCTTGATTTCCCTCGATTTACCTTATTTGGAGGTGTCCCCTCCCGCAAAACAAATCAACCCCACCAACTCCCAGCACAAAAACCGAGACCTTCCTCCCGATTGTTCCACGTGGAACGCCCGATTAGTCTAGGATGTCGAGATCCTTGTTCTTGATTGCCTTATATACTTGCCTAATACAATGTATTGATAATAAAACCAATAAAGAAACTATGATTATAGGCAGGGCGTCGCCCGTAGCTATAACATACCGCCCCAACTCAAACGCCATGTAACCACAAAACAAGGTAAGTACGAAATATATAAATATACCCATAAAAATATACAATAAGTATCCGTAACTTAGAAACAATACCCAAATAATATAATTAATTGAGTATCAACAATATAATATATATCAAGCCTTAGAGCTACCTCTAAGGAAAGATAAGCCCAGACATAGATAAAAAATATACAATAAGTACCGCCTATTATATACCTTTTAGGATCGATTCACGCACGAAACCATACATAAGGGCACAATATACCCGTCCGCATGGATATATATGTATACAAAATAATGCTAAATAAGGCATTTTGCTTACACATTTTCGATCAAGGCTTAAAATTTGCCGCCTCAACACTTTTATGCGTAAGCAAAATATATACATATGCTATCATTTTGTAAAATATAGGCACAAAAAAGCCCTTCCGTCCTATATCACTACAGTACGAAAGGGCACAAACTTTAAATCAAATAAAAACAAACGATCTATTGTCGTAATTTGTTTGCCATGTAACTAACACGTTTCCGCCTACATTTATCAGATTCCCTACTACAATCTAATTTATTAGACTTGTATAGCTCTTTGGTAAGCTCAATATAGAACTCAATTTGAGACTTTCTTGCAGCGTCTAAAGCCTTTTCCTTTTTAAGTGCTAGCTTTCTATTAAGATTATCAAACTTTCTCCTATACATAATTTATTCGTTTTAAATTGCACCAATAAGAAACGGTAAGCCTGGGACAATACGGCCGGCGTTATCGATACAGCCAGCCGAACGCCCGCACGCCCGCCAATTAATTTGTATTTGTCCCTTTGCCGACAACGAAGCCGGCCAAATACGCACATACGTTTCCCGTGATACGTACCGACAAGGCGCACTTTGTGCGTCAATTTAACCGCACAAAATACCCTTGTAAGGGTTGTTATTTTAATTAATACATATAACATACAAGTATTTAAGCAACCCTATATGTTATTGCATTGATATATTGATACGGTTATAACCCCGTAATGCACTCCATGCGTGCTACTCTTACTACACATGGACATACGCCCTATACATGCGTATATACACCAATATACCCCGTGTTTTTACACGGCCTACTAGGTAGACCCAGCGTAATTACCGAATTAATATAAACCTAAAGATAATGGTACTATCATAGACTATAATAGTACCTAAACCACATTGTTAAGCGGCGGCCTATCTACTGCAAGTTCTCGATACCCTAACAACCAGCAATATGTTTATATCAAAATATCAAATATCTTACCTATTTAGTCTAAATCAGTAGCGCGACGGGAACGCATAGGTGTGCTACCATAACGCCCCTATATACAAATGATATAGGGGCTAATTATTTGCTATCTTTCATTTTTGGGGTGTGTCAAATAGTAAGTAACACACTTTGCAATGAGATTAAACGTATACCGTTTGATAGGTACGGCGCACTTTATGATACGTTTGTCTGCTCCGTTAAACGTTTCGTAATATATACCAAAATCGTACTCTATAGGCTCATTATATCCAAAGCGTTTATGAGACGATCCAAGTATTGCTATATCCTCTATTTCACTCATTTTAAGCTTTTTGTTTTTATCCTGTTCGCTTTTATCATAGTATTCACGCTCTACTTCCTTGTATGCGCAAAACGTATTATTTACTCGTGGGAGTATTTCTTTGCAAAGTTGTATTACTACTTCTTTGTCTTTAGCTAAAGCAACCAAAGCGGGAACGACTTCCTTTGATACTTTAATATCATTTTCTTTTAGTATGTCGTTTATTTCTTTACCAGATTTAAACAGGTTGCACCAAGTTTTTACTGCACCTGTTAATGTCTTTTCGTTTGATTTTTTAACTTCATTCTGCACTTTGTTAATCTCTTTACTTATCATATACTTTGCCTATACCTTTAGGACTTATAATGGCACCTGGTACGCCTTGTTTGTTAATGCTGTTATCTTTCAGGAGTAAATATACTACATGTTTTATTGTCCAACAAATATTTTGCAATAAAAATTCGACGATTATATGTAATAAATCTAATCAAATGTAAACATATATTAAAATATTGATTTATATGATTGACTATCAACAAGTTAAACACAAAATAATCATTCTTTTTTCGGCTAGCAGATCGTTTACCGTTCTTGTTTCCCGTCCTTTGTGGATTGGGGGGGGCTGGTCCAAAAACGGCAGCCCGGCCGGGCCGATTTCGGGGAGGTGGTCCGTCCCGCATATCATCCTCCCCGAATATCCCTCATACTTCCAATAACGTCCCGCATATCATCCTCCCCG